TTTTTTTTTCTTATGCGCCACGTTTGTGGCTGAATCCTGTATTCTGTGTAGAAGTACAGCTGGTTATTGAAGTTTTAAGTGGTTAGGTTGTTGGTGGATATGTCGCAAGGCAGAGTTCTATCCTATCGTTGCCCCTTTCTTCGAATTGATCCAGCTGGTTGCGGTTTAAGAGTGTCGTTCGCGATGTGGTATAGCAATGCTTACAATTGCACCTGTTTGTGGTGCCTCCATATAGAACTCGCAGGGGAATCACGGCTCTAACTCACAGTAGCCGGTTGTGGTGTAGTTCGGACACCACGTAGAAGTAGTGCTGCAACAGATCAGCGCCCTGGTTTACCAGGGTGAGCCACGTTTAGCGTGGGCCTAGTTGCATTGGAAGTTGGAATCTATCCTGGTAAACAACCCAGGTGAGTGTTGGCCTACAACCACACTTGCAGCTCGCTTGCGAGTTAAAACAAGAAAGTACCGACAACAAATCCAAGGGGCAAACCACAGCCCAGCATACCAAGTGGAGGCGTAAAATCGCCTGGAGTGACTTGCGAGAAACCTCGCCCTCCGCTGCTGACAGCCCCAGTCCGCAGGACGATTGAGAAGCCAGTAACCCAACTTACGAATGATGTTGGGGCGAACCTAAACGCAAGGAATAATGGACGTGTACGGCCGATATGCCGTAATGTGATATCTCAAGCCGACTTTGAGAAAACACCTGCAATCAAATTCACTTTCGGACAAGTGTGTCGGTGCCCGCCTAGTTGGCACCCGCATTTCTCCGTGTGCAAAGTGGAAATGGAAAGCAAGTATGACTCAGAGTCCCGCCAGCAAGGCGGCAATGAACTCAGTGATGGCAATCCTGAGTCAGGCTTAGAGGGGGAAAGTGAAAGGCTTAAGCAACCTGTTCCATCTCCAAACCAGGAACCAAGACGTTGGAAGCATGCTGTGTTTAGTGCTAATCAAGAATGGATTCGGGTGCCCGTAGAGCACTTGACGACCTATGATGGTATTGCGCAGTTGTTTGTATCCAGACCGGAAGAATGTCCGCCCACGCCTAAGAGGCTGGTAGAAGGTGACGTTGCTTTCGGCCCTGATGAGTGCCCCATCGATTGGCATCCTGTATACTATGGTCCGTCTAGCAGACCTGAGCCAACCCCAGACGAGTTTGGACACACTATACCCGTGGTTAAGAAGCAGCCCGCACCTGATAATCAGCTCATTGAATATCATGATCGCAGGGTTTTGTCAACGACCATGCAGGAGTTTGTGTTTCCTTATCTCGATTTTGTGGGTTTTTGGAACATCTCGAGGGTGAGTTCCGAACGAAGTGTTTTTGCCAAGCACTTCGGGTTTCATCTGCATCAACGGAACATCACCGTGTCGTTACCCAGTTCGCTCGTAAAAGAGCTCGCTGCCTTCTGGGCGCATAAGCACAGGGACGATGAACTCAAGGAGTTCGCCGTTTCAGCTGCGAAGTGTCGCAAGATGTGCACTGAGCTTGGCCTCACGGCCCAACAGCAACTGGACGCGGTGATGTATGCTCCAGCCCTTGCTTACATCAAGTATTGGGACCAACAACAGAATATTTCTCGCGTTGTTGAAGGGAGTTATGCACATGTGGGTGCTGGTGAGACAGTGAGGAAGGTTAGCGAAACCTTCCGTAATAGCAAGTGGGTCCGACCAGTGATGTGGTTTTGTGTGACTTTGTTCCTGCTGGTTCTAGTGTGCTCCAATGTGCACTTCATTGAACCAGAGTTGAGCACCACCTGCTTTGTTGTCTCCCATATCCCACACTTCACACTTGCCCACCCATTGACACTGCGTCGACAGGATTGCATGATTGACCATGCCACTTCATTGTGGCTGATCGACCGGCACGATTACGACCAGTTTCTCATTAGGGTGGGTTGCACGAGATGGAGTTTCGACTATGCATGGTACACCCTGTCTGTCGATGAACCCACGTGCAGTGGTTATTACCGCGATGTGGTGCTGTATATGACGCGCGCTATGCTTAACAAGCTGATGCACGCGCTCAACGGCAACATAGTAACGGTGAGCCTAGTGAATTGTGCACGATTGCCGAAGCCAAAGCAGCTCAAACCGGGAGCTAGCATTGAGCTTCGTGACGGTGATTTGAGAGGAAACTTGCGTTATAAAGATCCTGAATGCATCAGAGGAGTGCAGCGGGTGTACGGCTTTGACACAGAGTCGTATGCACCCACTGCATTTGCAAGTAATCAACATAATGAAGAGCAAGCGTTATACGCACGTGTTTTGGCTGATACCATACAGCCCACGGACGATTTAGACGCATGCCTCTCTTGGTGTAAGATGAACATGAGAGTTCTCTTTCCCAAGATGTTTTCCATCAAGAGCGTGTCTTTCGCTGAGTATATCTCGCGATCAAACGCATCACCCAGTGTCAAACAAATATTAATTCAGACGATGAAGGGGCTTGAGAGTAACGGAATAGATGAGAACAGTAATCTCTCGAAACGCGAACTCGCCTCTTTTACAACGCGGTCTTCTTTTGTCAAGGTAGAGAATAATCTTTACAATTCTCCCTTAGGCAGGAAGGATAAGGCACCCAGGTTAATCCAAGGCGCTACCCCACAGTTTATCTGTTTGGTGGGTCCCTGGATCATGGCTTGCCAGGACCTTCTTAAGAGACGTTGGGGCACTAATAACAACTTGTGCTTCACCAGCGGGATACCGTCTGAGCAACTCGCAAATTTTGTAGACGCAGCTACTGGCCCGATCGTCGAGGACGACCTGGGCAAGTTTGACTGTTCTATTAGAAAGCAGTGGTGTGAATTTGAGGTGTGGCTGTGCAGACAGTTCGGCGCACCTCGGGCAGTGTTGCTCTTGATGAAAGCTAACATCTCGACGCATGGATACACTCACCACGGCTGGTTCTACAAATGTGAGGGCACAAGGAAATCCGGTGACCCTTACACCTCGTTAATGAACTCCATAATTAATGGTTTGTCGCATCTCTATCTGTACTGTAAATGGACAGGCAGGACTGTAGTTGAAGCTAGGAAGACGATCTTCATGCTCCTACAGGGGGACGACAATTTACTTCGACACTCTGACGACCGCGTGTTTCCTTGGCAGGAAGGCATGGCAGGTTTAGGGTTTGATAGCGAAGCCACTTATCGTGGGTCTCTGGAGGAAGCCGAGTTTTGTTCTAACCGTCTGTATAGGACGATGAGCGGGTATGTGTTTGGTCCGAAACCTGGTAAAGTTCTGGCCAAATTTGGGTATATCATCAATCCCCCAAGCAACGTGTCAATGCAATCTATGATGCGAGGCGTGGCGCTGGGATTGGAGAAAAATTGCCATTTCATACCCCCTATTAAAGTTGTGATCGATCGTGTTCTGGAGTTGACCGCGGGCCATACGGCCTACTATCAACGCGGATTCCAAGAGCACGTTCTTAAGGTGCGCGAACGTTATTCGTCAACTGTCGAGATTGAGCTTTCGCTCTCCGATCAGTATGGCTGGAGTACACATATGCAGTGTGAATTCTCAAAAACTGTTCGATCATTGGAACTGGGTGATGCCTATGCGGATGCTTTTGCAGATCTGCTTTTCGACCGCGATACGTCGGGGCCCCAGCGCATCTTTGGCTCACTTTTGGGTGCTTGAGCCAGCGCCCCTAGCTTGCTAGAATTTTTGTGTGCACGACCACAAGCCTAACTAACTTGTGTGTAATGCAGCCTGCGGTAGTCTTTCGGTTGCGACCCTTGTGGGCAAACCTATACTATCTTGGTTTTATGTTGGAAATGTCGATGACTGGTTTTAAAAGTTGCCACCACTCGGGTGGCACAGTCATGCGGCACATAAAACAAGCCAGCCGGTCACAAGCCCGGAAAATGCAGAGTGCACACTAGCCTAAAGTTTTCAGCGAATGTAGAAAACTCCGTCATCGTATTGACGTGAAAAGTAATACGAGGAAAATTGTGAGAAGGCTGAAAAAGTATCTCTAGTTGACCCGACTGATGTGAACACCCGTTTGCCTATTGCCTCTGTGGAAACTGCCAAGGAAACACCATCCTGAAGCAGTTCGTAGCGCCACAAGCGAGAAGCGACGAAGTGTGATTCCACTATATGATCGCTGAATCCCTAGTCAGAGAAAAGTACGCCTCTCATGTTCATGCCGCCCATGTCTTCTTTCCAATCAAAACAAAAAAAACAAAAACAAAATAAAAACATGCAGAAAAAGAAAACTGCAGTTCAGGGACCATCTCGAGCGAGGAGAGGCCCTAGAAACAAGCGATTCGCTGGTGCTGGCTACCATGGAGTTGGAGCCACCACCGGCCTGTCGAAGAGCCAGTTGGGTCCACCTCTTTCCTACAACATGGAGGTTCCCTACACTGAAGAGTGTTTGGGTTCTGTTGCTTCCGCTGGAAGCACGTTCACCAACACTACCTACATCATCAACCCGGCGAACAATGTCACATTCCCGTGGTTGAGCGGCATCGCCGCTAAGTTCGAGAAGTACCG